TCGTAGATTTCAGGTAAATATTGTTGAGCAAAGTCATTTGCATTATCACCACCACTTGTAAAGTTTAAGTAGTTAGATTCTAATGTCATTTGTTTTTGTGATGGTATAATTGAACCATACACGGGCGTTACATTAGCCATAGTTTTTTAATTTTTAAATGTTAAATTTTTTTATTTTCAATTTTGTTGTATCAACACCATTGACTGCTTTAACTTTAAATCCATTAATAAAACCTTCTACAGGAGCGCTGGCTCTTGGGGATAAGTCTATGTTGTTGGATTTTGCAACCACTTCCTTAATAGCGTCGGCTTTACCCTGCTCGTAAAAATGTTTTGCAATAGTATCAGCGTTCTCCGCAGCATACATAGCTTTGTGGTATCCTTTAACGTCTCTTACTTCTCCATCTTCATTTAAGAACTTCTTAATTAAGTTGGATATGTTAGACTGTTTGTCTGCCACAGCATCCGGATTTGAAACTCCATATCTAAAACTTTTTTCGCCTAAATTGAAATCAAAACCTTTGAAATCTTGAGCAAAGAGTGTTTTTGTATCAGTCTTAAATTTAGAATGTTGCTGTTCTGCCTTTTGTTGATCGGTATTATAGCGATTGAAAAAATCCATTGCTTTTTGTTGTTCTTGAGTAACACCAGGACGTAATTTAATTTCGTCATAATATTTACTTTTAACAGTTTCCAAATAGCTTTTGGCTTTTGCAACCTCTTCTTTAAACGCGAGTCTTTTCTTTCTGACATCTCGCTCGTCATCCAAATCCTCATCATAGTCAAAATTGTCTTCTATTAGGAATTCAATTTCTTCTGTGTTTAAGTGAGGTCTTGTTTTTTTGTAGTATTCTTTTAGTAAGGAGTCACTATCTGCATTTGAGTAGTCAGCATTTAATCTAACATAATCCTCTACTGTCCCCCCTGTTTCTTCCATGAAGGAAACTAGCTTTTCAATGTTTTCCGGTAATTTTCTACTTGTTGTATTTTGTTCGATGTGTTGATTTAGTTCAGCTGTTATGTTCTTAACTTCATCAACTATTTCTTGTTCACTAATTTCTTGAATAACATTTTCAACGGGCCTTTCGTCTCTTGATCCCACTTCTTGCAATTCCACTTTGGGCTGTTCATTGCGTAACACGCTTTCCTCTGCGACTGGCTCTTGAATGGCATCTTCTAATTTTTTAGGGATTATTACTTTCGTTGGTTCCTCTGCTTTCTTAGCAATTGATAAATCAACTTTAACAGGTTCATTTGTTTTTGTTAATTTTTTAGGGGTTGCTTTTTTTGCCTTAAGCTTAAATTCCCCTTCTTGTTTTACTTCTTCTGACATGATATAATATTATAAAATTGGTTAATAAAAATTTATTTTGGTTCAAATTGGGCTAAATCAAACCCGCTCAAATTATCAAACCCAGCTGATTCAAAATCTTTTGGAGGTAAATTATTCTGTCTTTGATTATTTAATTCAGACTGCACTGTTCCTCTTAGTTTTTCTCTCTTATCTTTTCGATCGTCTGATTGAGTGGTTTTATTTACCATTGCCTGAGCTTGTACTTGGGCTAATTGCATTTGATATTGGAATTCTAGCTGCATTAATTGTTGTTTTAACCTAGCCTCATGTTCCATCTTTTCTATATCAAATTGATTTTTTGCTTGTGCAACTTGGATTTGTGTTTGAGATAATGCTTGTTGTTTTTGTACCTCTGACATTGCTGCGGATTCTGCTACTTGAGCATTTGCTTGGGCTTGAGCTTGAATATTGGCTTGTTGATTAGCCTGCTCTTGCTGCATTTTCTTTTTTCTTTTATATTTTAAAGCTTGATTTGCAAGTTTTAAATTACTTATTTCCCTTAGATCAATAGCGTCTTCTAAATCAATACCGCCTGTTTGCAATGCAACTTGTATGTTTTGTTCTAATTGTGCTTTTTCTTCTTCATCTGGCTCAACTTGTAAATAAATACCAAAGTCATGCAACTCTAAGTTCTCTAGTTCCTTTAATGTTTCTACATTATATATAGATATACTTTGTTTTAAAGCATTAGCCGTTAAAGGAAATTGTAAAGCATCACCTACTCTTTTTGATATATTCTCGCATATTCTTAATGTTAAAAATAAACTAGCGTCTAATATATGTTTTGTTGCAGTGTTTGATGAAGCAGCTGCCATTTTTTGTATACCAACTAAAGAATCTCTATTTGGCATACTACCATCTCGCGCTTCATTTAATCCAGTAACATCACGTATCATTTGTAAATAATATTGATAAGTCTGAATTAAAGATTGTATTTTTGCTCCACCTGCAGATGTTTGTAATTCTTGAATAGGAACTTTACCTTGGTTTAATCCACCGTCTTGGGACATGGATCTACCAACAATACTACCTGTTTGGAAATACATATTCAAAGCCTCAGCAGGATTATAATTTGTACCATTTCCTAAATCAACTTCTGCTAATCCATCTACATCAACAAATACCCCATCAGGAACCATTTTAGATAGCACCTGTTGCAATTTTAGATGCGTCAGTTGGATCATATCTGCAAAAGTAGTAATTCTACTTACCAATGATTCTATACGTCCTCTATAAGTTTTTGGAGCAACAATTGCATAATTCATTTCAACCTTAGTCGTATCAGCCAATGGACGAGTCATGTGTTCTGACAATTTCCATTCTAGCATTTTGTTATGCCCTAATACTTTTGCTCCTGTATAAAGTACTTCAATAGTTCTTGATACTACATCAAAATTATCACTTGGAGGAGGGTTAAAAAAATCAGTTTTTTGTAATGCTTTTTCTAAACCTTGTTCTGTTTGTTTTATTTTAAATACTTGATTTGAATATGTTTTATATTCAAAGTATAATACTTGTACTATATTACCATCTTGATAAGCTCCATTGTAGTTTCTAGTATAACTAGTATTACCTTGGTATTTTTCTATTTCTTTTAAATCTTCAAAATCTAAATTTGGGAATTGCTTAACTAACTCCTGTAAACTTACTGATTTTACTTCTCCTACATAATATATATCTGAAAAGTTTGGATCTTCTGTGTACGAATATACTAAGTTAACTGGGTCAACATAATTTATTTTAATACTGTTCGCTTGATTATAAGATGTTTTAGCGCAAGCAATACCTAAAACTGTTAAATCATAATTTAATCTTTTATTTATTAAATCATATTTATTGTTGGAAAGAAAATTATTTATAACTTCTTCTTCAGCAATTTCTACAGCTTGTTTGAAGTTCAATTGCATGTGTAATGCTAATTGCTCTTCATCCTCTGGTAAATTATTTGGATCAGCAGATTGATATAAATCAGCTCCTAATTTTGACTTTAATTCGGCAAGTAATTCTTTTGCTTGCATATCATGTGTTAGAGCCTCTGTGTATCTTGTTTTTTGAGAAACAGAATATGGATCTTGAGCAGTCGCTTTTATTTTATAATTTCTACTAGAAATACCATTTACAACAATATCTACAAATTTTGGCAGAATTGGTATTGGTTTCCAGTCTATATTTAAATAAGATAAATCACCATTAATAGCCATTTCATCTTTATACTTTTGAACTGATTGTTCTCCTCTAGCATAAAGTCTTAAATTATGGTACCGTTGCCAGTTATTATTCCAGCGACCATTAGCACCACCTATTCCAGTATTACCATTAAACCATTCGTGTTCAATAGCCTGTCCTACTAGTTTGCCATATTCATAACTTTGTTTTTCTTCATCTGGTACTACCTGGCTTGGAAAAGAGCTATTGCTGTTAGTATAAATCATTTATTATATTATTTTTGAACTGTCTCCGTTATTATTGTATCTTTTAAATCCTAATTCTTGTTTTGGTCTTTCATAAGGAGTAGATGGAACATATAAGTGTTTATTACATGCCATTATAGCTAATCCCGAACTAATAGACGCATCATGCTTTGTTCTATCGTTTATATTAAATCTAGCCCAATCCTCTAATGTTTTTTGAAAATACATGTTTCCATAAGTATTACCATTAAAGCCAACATTGTTTTCTATGTAAGTTTCAATAGCAGAAGCGTGCGCTTGCATTATATCTTGTGAAGAGTTTGGTATTCCTCCAATTTCTTTTTCTGCTGGAGACAATTTATTCCACACCCTATCCGGTCTATTAATAGAGTATCCTCTATAGCCTCTTCTTTTTAAATAATATAAAAGTCTTGGCTTATTATTCTCTGCTAATATAGGCATTCCATAAAACACCAAAGCCATTAGTACATCTTCAAAAAATATCTCAGCAGTTTGAGGTCTTGCAATATATTCCAGAAAGAATTGATTAGGAGGAACATCTTCCATGGTAAACTTAGTTAATCCATGCAAAGCGCCATTAGATCCTCTGCTTGCGTCAACTGTTCCAGAAATATCGTAGCTATCACATCCAAAAGCACCACAATGTTCATTCCCTGGATATTTAAGTCCATTTTTTATAATTACGCGGTTTTGAAGATGTTTAGCAGGAACCCAGGAAATTAAGAATCTACCATCTTTATTAGGGTAAAAAGCTACTCTAGTATCTTGTATGCCATTTTCCCATTGGAAAGAACCTCTAGTTAAAACACTTGAGTTTTTAAGATCATCATTATAATCTACTTGCTCGTATATCTTAGTAAGATTAAATAATGATTGTTTTGCTTCATCCCTAAATGCGTGTTGTTCTGTCCTTGGAAATTGTCTATAGTATTCGTTTAATCCGTCTTGATCGTTTTTTAATCCATCTACCTCGTTTTGCCAATGCTCAATAACTCCGTATTCAATCCAATTGTTATCAACTCCCTTTATAGGGGTTTTTGGAGTATCGAAGACAGGTATTCCATAAGTATCAATGAATCCCTCGTAGGACCACTCCATAGGTATAAACAAACTATATAATCCTGAGCTAGTCTGTCCGTTGCGGTTTCTTTTTGTAACATCAGAATTAAAATAAAGTTTTTTAAAGTTATCTCCTCCTTTGTCTAAAGCATTAGAGGTAGAACCCATCATACACTTACCAATGATTTTAGCTCCTAATCTTAAACAAGTTTTAGTTACCCTCCAGTTGTTTAATATATTATCAGGTTTTAGCCATTTACCACTTTCATCATGCACTAACAATCTTAGTTTTTCACCATCATAGGAGTTGTCTCCCGTGTTTTTCCAATCTATAGTAGTATCTAATCCTGTAAGTTCTTGTACCTTTTCATTGTTATCTAATTTTTTTCTAGTAAACTTTGACGCAGGTATACGATAAGCTAATTCTGTTTTAGGTCTATCCATACCATCTTGGATAGGTTTAAAAAAGAAAGGATAATTAATGGAGATTGGAACAACTTTGTCAGTAAACATTGTCTTAGCATCTGCTCCAGACTTTGATAATATACCAAAACGAGAATCGCTAGACATAGTTGCTTGATTAACTAATTCAGCGGAGGACATAAAGGAAAACCCAGAACGTCTATTTTTTAGATAGCACATCCCGTAGCAACGAGAGTCTGCTTTACAAGCTTCCCAATATATAAAAAATAATCTATTTGATTCTCTAAAATCAGGAGCACCAACATCAATCTTACTCCATTGCAAATACATATAATGTGTACCTGTTACATAAGTTGGTAGGCCATTGTTATTAAAATAAATACCTTCATCTCTATATTTAAACTCAGCATCTACATAATCGTACCACTGTTCTTTAAAATGATCTGGATATTTATTCCAATCAAATACATTCTTTATTTTTTCTAACTCTTTAGGATATGGTATTTTTTCCCAATACTGTTCTTCCTTTTTACTAGCTCTTGAATAAACTTTATCAACTGCTGGTAATGCAATCTTTAAATTTTGTATTTCATATATTTCTCCAATCTTGCCAGTCTTACTAATAACAACAACATCATGCTCTTTATTGTAACCGTACTCCCATTTGTTTGTACGGTTTTTTTTGTTTATTACACTTTGTTTAATATAATTAGGAACTATTTTATATAAATTTTGTTCGTACATTATTTGGATCTCCCTTCTGCAAAACCTTTAAACACCTTTTGAGTATTGTCTTTTGCTTCTTCTTCGTCCGTTATTATTTTTTCTTCAAGTTCTATTCTTGTAAGAATTTCAAAGGCATCAAATATTGCTAGTTTTTTAGTAGCCGCTGCGTTCTTTAGTTTATCAGCGGATAGATCATCTTCTCCATTATCTAAGATTGCTTCTTCAGCAACCTTAATTAGTTCTAATACAGCTTTGTGCCCAGCTTGGATTATATTCAGCTTCGTTTCCTTTATATTCATATTTAATTACAATATCATTAGATTTCATACAGTATAATCTTTCTCCTTCTACTACAAAATCAAATTCTCCATAAGGAGTATATCCAATTAAGTCTCCAGGATTGATTTTAAGCTTGTTTAAAGACTCGTTTCCATATTTTAGTATACCAATAAGCTTTTGTTCTTTATCTAGCTTTAAATAGTCAATATTCTTAAGGGGTTTTACAAAACATCTATCCCCTAATGTTTGCCATTTGCCTTTAGACTTATATAAATATATTTGGTCTAATGCACAAAAATATAAATCATCTTTAAAATAAGATCTACTATTTTTTTGCTTACCTCTTATATCATAAAACTTTCTAAAAACATTGTGGTGTATTACAATTAAGTCGCCTTCTTTTATATTTGTAGTATAAGCTAAAGGTATTGCAACAACAACGGCTATGGTATTTACAGATTTAAAACTTTCAACATTAGTATTAGTTATTAAACTTTTACCATCTATTTTTGTTTCATTATTATATCTGTCTCCTAAAGGTTTTACAATAAAATCAAATACACTCTTCATTAGTATTCTAAATCATTTTCTATAGCTATTGCCATATATGGATTAAAACCTTTCCAAGGCATAACCTCGTCGCCTTTTCTTATGTATATTCTATGCCACCCTTCAGCGTCTTTCAATATATGGGAGATTTCATGTCCCCCATATACTTGTTGTCCAATAGAATAGTGCATTGCTTCATTTTTATAGTCAACGCCTATGCTAATTTTTCTAATTACCGTATCCATTTATTTTTCCTCTACAGAAGGAACTT